CGTATGCATTATTCTCAAAAGATAGAGTTTAAGCTGTTATCTAAAGTATTTTCAGATACTATGCAGTTATATCCTTATATGCCATCAGTGGAATTTGGACCTGAAGTATTTGCACAGGATTTTGATGCGCGAGTGGATGTTCTTCCAGTCAGTGATCCTAACATATTTTCAATGGCTCAACGTATTGCTCTTGCGCAGACACAATTACAGTTAGTGCAGTCAAATCCACAAATTCATGGCGGTCCACAGGGATTGTATCAGGCATATCGAAAGATGTACGAGGCGTTAGGTATTAATAATATTGATTCAATATTACCTGCCCCACCGCAGCCACAGCCGATGAACGCTGCTATGGAAAACAAGATGGCTTTGACTGGTGGTATGCTTCAAGCATTTCCACAGCAGGATCACAAAGCTCATATGGAAACACACTTGGCTATTATGTCCACACCATCTGTACAAATGAATCCACAGGCAACTTTATCATTGCAAGGTCACATTCAAGAACATATTGGTTTGTTAGCGGAACAACAGGCGCAACAGATTGTGATGGAACAAGCAGGTCCAGAAGTACAAGAAAATCCAGAGGCTATGCAGATGCTACAGCCTGCTATAGAGCGTCAAGCAGCTATGTTGATTGCAGATTTAACAGAGCAATATGCACAGACGCTAGAGCCTCAAGATCAACAAGATCCATTAGTTGCAATTCGACAGCAGGAATTACAGCTAAAAGCGGCAGACATGGAGCGAAAGTCTCAAGAATTTGAGACAAAGCAAGAGCTTGAATATGACCGTGAAGCGATGGATGCTCAATTGGCTAATCGCCGTATAGAGCTTCAAGAAGAGGCTCTTGCTGACAAAACTAGAGTGGCGGAAGATAGAATACAAACTCAAAGAGATATTGCCGCCCTGAGTGCCCGTATGAAAGGAACAGGATAATGGCATCATCTGTTAGAGAAAAAATGGTTGAGCAAATTCGCGCTGCAAAACGTGCGATACGCGAGACCGAAAATGCAATAAAAACTAAATTTGTTCGCGCTCGTGATGAAAGGGGGCATTATGTAAAAGATGACCCTGATACGGTTGTGGACGAAGCGTGGGTAGAAGTTCCTGTAGAGGAGAAGAAACCCGCAAAGAAGGCTGCAGCCAAGAAAAAGGCTCCCGCCAAGAAATCTGCAAAATAGCTGATAGAGGAGAATAATCATGGCAGATGCAGCAACAGTGGTCATGAAGACCACAATTTTACCGGACGAGATAGCTAAAACTATCGAGGCCACAACCACTGTTTCGCCAAAAGACGCGAACGACAAGTGGTATTACAAACTAACCAGTGTCACAGCCGCAAGCACGGATCTGATTACTGGTTACTACACAGATTATACGGCGGTAAATGCAAACGCAAACCCCGGCACTGTGGCGACAGGTGATAAGGTTGAATTTATCTACATCAAAAATACAGACGCGGCTAATGACATTTATGTTGTTTTTAACGCTGGTACTGTGGCAAACACTACTACAGATGCGGTTAAGATTAGCCCTAATCAATCTTTTTATGGTAGGTATCCAAACGCAACAGTTGCTGACGTACATGCAATTGGTCACGATGGATCAAGTGCCGCAACTGCAACTTGCATTGTTTGCGCATTATTGGATGACATAGCTTAATTAAGGGGGCATTAGCCCCCTTTTTACACATAGAGTAAAATATATTGGGATACATACTTGTTTTTCCCGTTAAATCGTATAAAGATTTAGTGGGAGACTATTATGGATGCAATAAACCTAGCTGATTATTTGTATAAAGAGTTACGTCAGAGGCGTGAGGATATTAAAGTTTCTTTGGAAACTGGTAATATTGGTTCGTTTGATGAGTACAAATTTGCTACAGGTCAAATCAAAGGTTTAGCTTTCATGGAAGATACCATTAGAAGAGCAATGAACAATATTGAGTTGGCAGATGAATAAAAAACTTTATGTACCTGATCATGTGGCTAAAAAGGCTATAAAAGCAGGCTTTCGAGACAATCAAACCAAAAGTAAAAATGAAGATGATCCATCTGAAATGGAGACCTCTACATTAGAAAGATTACCGCAACCTACTGGGTATCGAATGTTAATCATTCCTTACTATCCAAGTGAGAAAACAAAGAGCGGTTTATATATTCCAGACCAAGTTAGAGACAGAGAGGCATTTGCAACAGTTGCTGCATATGTCGTTAAGCTAGGTCCAGATGCTTATAAAGACTCCCAGAAGTTCCCAACTGGTAACTGGTGTTCTGAGAAAGACTGGGTTCTTATAGGAAGGTATGCGGGAAATCGGTTTAAAGTAGAAGGATTAGAGGTTCGTGTTATAAATGACGATAATATTATAGCAACTATCCTTGACCCCAAAGATATTTCGTATGTATAAGGTAATAGAGGAGAAGAGGTTTCATGCAGGTAGAAGCTCAACAACAAGAAATTGAAGAAACAACATCAGTAGAGTTGGAGGATACCTCTACTGAAGAAGTTGTAGAAAATTCTAAAGAAGTAGAATTACAGGAAGATGAAACAACCCGAACAAATGTTAAAGATAATGATGAAGAACTTGATCAATACAGTGAGGGTGTTCAAAAAAGAATTAATAAATTAACTGCTGCTCGTAGAAAAGCTGAAGAAGAAGCAGCCGCTGCTGTTCAGTATATTCAGCAAATGCAAAATGAAAATGAGAATATAAAGCAGCGTCTAAAAACAATAGATAAAGGTTATGTTTCTGAATATGAGGGACGTATTACTTCTCAAGAGGCTCAAGCTAAAAGAGCTTACCAAGAAGCTATGGAGGCAGGTGATTACGAAAAATCTGCTGACGCTCAAACAGCTTTAGCTCAAATTGCTATTGAGAAAGAACGTTTAAGGCTTCAAAAGGCTCGTTCACAACAAGATTCTCAAGAGATAGATGTCCCACCACAACCACAACCACAACAGCAAGTGCAACAGGAAAGAGATCCTAAATTAGATAGTTGGCTATCTAAAAATGAGTGGTTTGGTAAAGATAATGTAATGACAGGAGCGGCTCGTGCTTTGCATGAAACTCTTGTTGCAGAAGAAGGTTTTGATCCTCGCACAGATGATTATTACGCTGAAATTGATAAGCGTATGCGCAAGGAGATGCCTCAAAAGTTTCAGGGTGATAAGAAAAACGTCCAGTCTGTCACACCTGCAGGGAGCGGTACACGCTCTTTAAAATCAGGGCGGAAAAAATCTGTAGAACTTAACCCCGGTCAAGTTGCTTTAGCTCAGAAGTTAAAAATACCTCTGGAAAAATATGCGGCTGAAGTGGCAAAACTGGAAAATCGGAGAGACTAATATGGCTGATCGTACTTCACGCGAAACAACAACGCGGGAGCGCCAAGAGCGCAAAGTTTGGAGACCCGGTTCAGCTTTAGAAGCCCCGGAAGCCCCTTTAGGGTATAAACATCGTTGGATTCGTGAATCCGTGATGGAATTTGATGATAAAACTAACGTCCATAAAAGACGGCAAGAAGGATATGAACTTGTTCGTGCAGAAGAATATCCAGATTACGCAGGTCCAGTAGTAGATGAGGGACGCAACGCAGGCATCATTGGTGTTGGCGGACTCGTACTTGCAAGAATCCCAAATGAACTGGCAGATCAACGCAATGAACACTACCAAGGGGTTACACAAAACCAAATGGAAGCTGTTGATCGTGATTGGATGCGCGAAAATAACCCCGCGATGCCAAAAATGGCACCGCAGCGAAAATCATCGGTGACCTTTGGTTCACCAAAAAACTCTGAAGGATAAATAAAATGGCAAATCAAGATGCTGCTTTTGGCCTTCGCCCAATCAAAACGAGTACAAGCTCGCAGAGACAAAATCGTTATCGTATTGCTTCCGGTTACAACACAAGTATTTTCCAAGGTGACTTAGTTTTAGTCGCTACTACTGGAACAATTACTCGTGCCCCCGCTGGTGGTACTGCTTTAATTTTGGGCGTATTTAACGGCTGTTCATATGTAGACGCTAGTGGAGAGATTATTTTCTCTAACTATTGGCCTGCAAACGCAACTGGGACAGACATTTTTGCAAATGTTATAGATGACCCAAGTGCGCTTTTCGAAATTCAAGCAGATGCAGCTATGCCTGTAACTGACTTGTTTGGAAACTTTGACATTGTTGACGCAACGGCAGGAAGCACCGTAAGTGGTAATTCTCGCACTGAGCTAGATGTCACCACAGGTAATACTACCGCTGGTCTTCCACTTAAAGCTATCGATATCTCTCAAGATCCTGAGAATAGCGATACTGCCACCGCGAACACTAATGTGATCGTAAAAATCAACAACCACCTGTTCAGTGCTGGCACTGTAGGTCTAGCGTAAGGAGATTGAGTTATGGCTATTTCACGTTCACAACTCGTCAAGGAGCTAGAACCGGGTCTTAACGCTCTGTTCGGAATGGAATATGATCGTTATGAAAACCAACATGCAGAGATTTATGACACAGAGTCATCAGATCGAGCCTTTGAAGAAGAGGTAATGCTTGTAGGTTTTGGGAATGCTCCCACAAAATCCGAAGGTTCTGGTGTAGAGTTCGATAATGCAAATGAAGCGTATACTGCTCGTTATTCACACGAAACAGTTGCACTTGCTTTTGCGTTAACCGAAGAAGCTGTTGAAGACAATCTATATGATCGTCTTGGCGCACGTTATACTCGTGCGTTGGCTCGTTCAATGGCGCACACAAAGCAGGTTAAAGCTGCATCTGTATTAAACAATGCGTTTGATGCAAACTTTACAGGCGGTGACGCAGTTGAGCTTTGTTCAACAGCACACCCACTGGCAGGTGGCGGTACTTTCCGTAATGAACCTGCAACTGCTGCGGATCTCAACGAAACTTCACTTGAGAATGCTCTTATTGACATCTCAACATTCGTTGATGAGCGCAACATGATCATTGCTCTTCGTGGCACCAAATTGGTTATTCCACCACAACTGCAATTCGTTGCAGATCGTTTGTTGGAATCAACAATGCGTGTTGGCACAGCGGACAATGACATTAACGCAATTCGCAACATGGGTATGTTACCAGAGGGTTACACTGTTAACCACTTCTTAACAGATCCAGATGCGTTTTTCATCAAAACTGATGCACCTAATGGATTTAAGCATTTTGAGCGTACAGCGATGTCTACTGGTATGGAAGCTGATTTCGATACTGGCAACATGCGTTTCAAGGCTCGTGAGCGTTATTCATTTGGGTTCTCAGATCCAAGATGTGTTTTCGGTTCACCCGGAGCGTAAAGTATGATATAGAGAAGTTATATATTTCTCTGAATCTTATAGGGGCGACTTAGGTTGCCCCTTTCTTTTTTATTATAATGTGTTATTCTGATATCATTCCTGACAGTCGCATGGTGTGACTGACTTAACCCAGACAGGAGATTGACATGGGTACTACAACTTTTTCAGGCCCGATAAAGGCCGGAACAATTAAAAATACAACAGGTACAACAGTTGGAACTGACGTTGCAAACGTAGGCCAAGTTGTTATGTCACAAACTTTTTCAGCAGATTTATCTGGCGGAGCATTAGCTGCTTCTGTAACTGATGTTGTGATTCCAGCTAACTCACAAATTATTGACTGTGTAATTGATATTATAACAGCAGCAAGTGGAGCAACAAACCTAAGTATTGGTGATACCAGTGCTGGGGGTGGACCAGCAACAATTCTTAACACTTTCCCAAGTGGTACAGATGCAGGTCGAGTTTACCCAACAACACAAGCTGGTGCTGCACTTGCTTGGCAAGACACAGGTACAGAAGATTTACGTTTGACTGTAACTGCGTCAGCGGCAACAAGCGCGGGTTTGGTTCGTTTTACTATCTTATACGCTCAAAATAACAATTTAGCGTAATAGGAGGCTAGTATGGCAGGTCCAGTACAAGCATTTAATCATGCACAAGGAAGTGCTGCGGCTGTTGTTGGCCCCGCACGTTCACGCATTCGTCAAGTTGTAATATTTGCTGCAGCAGCAGGAGCGTTTACAATAAAAGACGGAAGCGCGACAGGAGATACGCTAATTACACAAACATTTCCATCAGGTTATCATCAAATAAACATTCCAGATGATGGAATACTTGCCACAAGTGGTGCGTTTGTTAGTGCGTTTACAGGAAGTAGTAATCAACTGACGCTCTTTTTGTCTTAAAGGTGTAACATGGCTCGTAAAAGAGACAAAATGCCTGCAAGAAACAAAAAAAATTTCCGCCCCACAAAAAAGGGGGCGGGAATGACTAAAGCAGGTGTTGCTGCTTACAGGCGTAAAAATCCCGGATCTAAATTAAAAACTGCTGTAACTGGCACCGTTAAAAAAGGTAGTACCGCAGCTAAAAGGCGTAAGTCTTATTGCGCAAGATCTGCGGGTCAAATGAAGAAGTTTCCAAAAGCTGCAAAAGATCCGAATAGTCGTTTACGTCAAGCCAGAAAGAGATGGAAATGTTAGAAAAACAGATAATAATTGGTGTTGCGATAGCCGCGCTAGGAATTATTGGCACTGTTTCTTATAACTGGGCGGCTTGGGCTACTGAAACTCTTATTGCAGTTGATAAAAGAACTGAGGTTATGGCTACGCAGATAGAGTTTATTACGATTGAAATGGAGAAGACATATGGCAATATCCAGAAGTCAAATGAGCAAGCAAGTTACAAAGCCCGGTGGTAAGCTTAGAGGCATACCAAAAGGTTTAACTTACTTTAAAAAAGGTGGCGCTGCTTCAAAAAAATCTAAAGGAAGTAAGATTTGTCCTGCTGGTAAGGCGTGGGCTAAACGTACTTTTGACACATATCCTTCTGCATATGCAAACATGGCAGCATCTAAATATTGTAAAGATCCTAACTACGCTAAAGGTGCTAAAGGAAAGAAGAAAAAGTAATGGGTGCGCTTAAAGATTGGGTAAATCAGGACTGGGTTAGGATTGGCACTGACGGTTCTATAAAAGGTAAGTGTGGTACTTCTAAAAATAAGAAGAACCCTGACCGATGTTTGCCTCGTAAAAAGGCTCAAAGCCTTTCTAAAGCAGAAAGAGCCAAAACTGCTCGTAAGAAAAAAGCAGAAGGATCAAAAGGTAAAACCGTTGTTTCTAATACAAAAAAGGCAAAGGTTAGGAATATGAGCCTTGGCGGTGTTGCAGAGACACAATCTAAAAGAAAGTTTAGAGGTAAAAAGATACCCGGAACCGCTGTTGCCAGAGGTTGCGGTATGGTGATGGCAAATAAAAGAAAGCGCACAAAAGGCGCTGTTAGTCAGTCGTAAGGAGATAATCATGGCTATGAAGAAAAAAGGCTACCGAAACGGTGGTAAAGTAAAGAAAATGTCCAAAGGCGGATCGGCTGGAGGAAGAATGAGAATGATGAAAAAAGGTGGAGCCGTTGGTGGTAAGAAATCTCTTGCAGCCGCAAAAGCAGCACTTCCTAAAGGGTATAAAATAGTAAAAACAAAATAAT